ATAATTTTGTACTGTTCATTAACGAATCATTATGACGCAAATAAAAATGTTTTTTTTCTTCTTTAGACTGTGACATATATAATCCTTTTACTAACACTATGCTATTATTGTATCACATAGAAATGTCGAATTATGCTATAATTAGATGATTTTGAACGAAATTTTCTCGAATTTTATTTGAAAGATATAATGATGAACTTAAAACAATTATTATGTACAGTATTAATCGGTTCTTGTCTATTTACTAGTGGTTGTAGCTTAATTCCTACAGATGGCACAATTACATATGGCCTGTATTATGGGGAGCAAGATATCTCTGGATATTCTAGAGATGCTGTAAGCGCCTTAATTCATACAGAGGATAATAATAACCGAACAATTACTATAACAATTCCAAATCAAGGTACACGACAAGTAAAAGTAAAAGATTTGGGAATTACGCTTGATACCAATAGTACAGAATCTAAGATTTTTACCTATGGCTATGAAGATGATTTAAAAACGCTCCTTATACATAGAATCACTGCCTTTATTTATAAAGTGCATATGAATCCAGTGTATAAACTAGATGAAGTAACTGCAAAAGCATATTTAACAGAACTAGCAAAACAAATTGATGTATCAGGTCATGATGCATACTTAACAGTTGAAAACGGCCAAGTTAAGATGACGCCTTCAAAAGAAGGAAAACGTGTTGATATTGACGAAACAATAAAAAAATTAAAGACACAACTAGAAGAAAATGATTTCAATAATATTTCTATAGAATTTACATCTAAGGATACAGTCCGTGTGACAAACGATGATGTAAAACCATTAACAGCTGTTCTAGGTAGTTATACTACAAATTTTGATACGTCTAACACCAATAGAACTCATAATATTGAGCTAGCATCAACTAAAATTAGCGGTACATTAGTCAAACCTGGAGAGGTTTTTTCCTTTAACGATGTTGTGGGTGAACGCACTGCCGAAGCTGGCTATGATGATGCACCAGTTATTGTTGATGGAAAATTAGTGCCAGGTATTGGTGGCGGTATTTGCCAAGTTAGCTCTACATTATTTAATACTGCATTACTATCTGGTATGAATATTATTGAGCGGACGCCTCATTTTGAACCTGTTAGCTATATTCCTGCAGGCCGTGATGCAACCGTTGCTTATGGTTATTTAGACTTTCAATTTAAAAATCCCTATGCCCATAATATCTATGTATTAAGTGTTATGAATAATGGCCAACTAACTATATATATCATAGGCGTACCAGAAGACGTACCAAAATCCGTTTCCATTAGTGTCGGTGATCGTACAGATATTCCTAATCAAACGATTACTAAAATAGACCCTTCTGCCAAAGAGGATAGTACAGAAGAAGGTCACATTGGGTTTAGAATTAATACGTATCGTACAATAACATATAGTAATTGGATTTCTCAAACAGACGTATTTGAGTCTACATATGATCCAGTTGATACGATTATCACTAAGAGACCTGCAGCACCAGAACCTGCAAAAAAAGATACGCCAAAGGGTAAAACTAAAAGATAAATATTAACATTCTATTAAATATGGCCTAATCTATTGACCGAAAGCATAGATTAGGCTATTATTTTAACTTGTAGTAAGGTATTTATACCTAAAAACGCTAAAATTACACATTTCATTCTCAATAATTATCAATTAAAATCATAAGTTGAGGTTTACTATGGATACCATTTTACAATTTGACCATACAGTCATATTTTATATACAACAACATTTTATTAGTTCCTATTTAACACCAATCATGTACTGGTTATCAAAAATTACCAGTGCAGGTGCTTTATGGATCTTAATTTCTATTATATTAATGATTCAAAAGAAATATCGCGTTATTGGCCTTGGAATGTTCATTTCCTTAGTCTTAGTATTCATCATAGGCGACCAAGGGTTAAAACCTCATGTAGCGCGTTTAAGACCATTTGTAGATTTCCCTGAAGTACCATTGGTAGCACCGCCACCAGCAGCAACGACATATTCATTTCCATCAGGGCATAGTTTTGGGTCATTTGCGGCTGCAACAGCATTATACTTAGGATTAAGTAATATATGTCCAACAAAGAGATTCTGGGGCGTTATAGCGTTGATTGGTGCATGTGTAGTAGCATTTGCACGAGTATACTTATTTGTACATTATCCAACAGATGTATTAACTGGATTAGTATTAGGTATTATCGTAGGTTGCATTGCATGGAAAATCGCAAAAGCCTTATGGTCTTGGTGGACTGGTCGTAAAAACGAAGTAGAATACGAACCATATACATTTAAACGTAAAAACTAATAACCTTGAAAATATTGATTGGGCCTAGCTTAGGCCCAATTTTATGCCTTAAATTACTTCCGATAAATTATCGTTATCGGAAGTAATAGATACTTTTGTGTTCTATCAGTTCCTCTAAACGATTGCCAATGGCTTTCCCATACACACTACGAATTAGATTAGTTGAGCTGTGCCCTAGTTGGGCTTGTAAATTCTTTTCGCTAACTCCTGAGGCTAAACTATGGCTTGTGTAATTGAGTCTAGCATGATGAGGAGTTAAGAGAAATGGCAGTCCTAGTGCCTCTGTAGCTTTCTTAAAGATATTCTTTATGGCTACTCTTGATACTGGTTGATCACTACAGCGTTTCGATTGGGCTACATAAGAGTTCTTTGGGAAGCCTACAGCTGACCACTGGTGGAATAAGAGCTCTATAGTGTCCCTATCGGTAACTATTACGTCTCGTATACTTGTCGCTGTCTTAGGCTCGTGTAGAGCTCCCATATGTTCATCAAATGTCTTTGTTATCTTTAGTACTACATAAGAGCACTGGTGGTATTCCTTTGGAGGAACTAAGGTGTGTTCTTTAGTGTACCAAAGGACATCGCACCACTGTAAAGCTAGTGCTTCCCCTATTCGTAGTCCTGAGTTAAACAGGAGGCGAATAAAGTAGTGCCAGTAGTTAGGCTTCAGGTAGTCGAATAGCTGGGCTACTTGTTCTCTTGTGAGTGCTTGTTTAGATCTTGTAACGTGTGCCTTTGGTGGCTTCCTTAGCTGTGTAGAGAAGTCCTTAGGGGTTAGCTCATCGTAGTAGAGCTCCTTTAGGGTTCTCTTAAGCAGTGCTATACAGACCTTTTGTGATGTCTTTAGTGTATTGATGAAATGTTGTAACTGTAGTCGTGTTAAGTCCTCTACTTTTGTGTCTCTAAAGAATGGTATAAAGTGCTTCTTAATGAGGGCCCTATAGGTTCTTAAGGTGCTATAAGAGTACTCACTTTCTTTATACTTTAACCATTCATTAATGTATTCTAAATATGTCATTAAGTTCACCTCTTTAGAATACCTAAAGAGTACTTTACTACTCCTTAAGTATATCATTAAAGGTGTATGGTTCGGAAGTAATTAAGAGTATCTAATAGTATTCTTATAGAGTTCCTTTAGTTTGCTAAACTTCGTTAGTTAAAACTAAAAAATCTATAAGTTCCTTATTGCTGTCTTAAGAGTTAATAACTAAATTAAGTTCTAAATAAGCCTATTAGTTTTCTTGAGAAGCTATTGACATAGATTACTCAAGTTGTCTAATAGATAGACTTTAGTTAAAACTAAAGAGAGCTAGAAGATACTCTTCTATCTCGTGGGTACATTGAGAAATAATCATAGAGCTATGTCAATAAGTAATACATAGGAGGACTTTAGAATGCTATAAGAGATACTTAAGAGGGCTTATAGAGGGACTAAAGAGGGTTCCTTAAGAGTACTTATAGAGTATCTAAAGAATACCTATAGTACTCTTATTTATTTCTGTCTTTTAATAAACCATCAGCCTCTATGGCGATTTTGTTGAGCGTGTGTAGAGGCTTGTGTCATTCCTTAGGTATAAATACCTTAGACAATCTCTAGGCGACAAAATAAACCTCTGTACACGCTTAATAGCCACAAAAACCCTAAAGAAATCGTTCTGACTTCCTTAGGGTTAGTGGTAAGTGTTCGTCTACGAACTCACTAGTAATTCTTAAGCATATTATAGGTGCTTATCCTTTTAGCTTCTGAGCGTCCCATTGGTCGCATTTGGTTTGTTTCATCTCTGTAGAATATCCCTTTGTCAGGATCAAGCCATTGCTCTAGCTTAGCTTCTATCTGTTCCTGCATACCAATTTCTTCGTCTCTATCCATGACTGCTAACCAGTAGGCTACTGCCATACATAAAGCGTCTAAGCGGTCATCATGAGCTAGTGCTCCTCTGTCTCTGCTTAAGCGTGTCATTTGGTAAATCAAGGAGTAAGCAGGAGCGTTCTCATAGACTTGGTAGTCATCAATGATAACCTGCTTATGGATAATCAATTTATGTCTCATCATAACTGGCTCAAGAGTGTCAATGATACGAGCCTCTTTCTGAGCATAGTTCTTTACTTCAGTAACGCTACAAGGGTGTATGTCATTAAGCACTGGTTTAAAGAGCTGTGAAAACATACCATCACCAAAGTTGCCCTCTACGACAATCTCATTAACTCCATAGATTTTCGCCTTATTAGCTAGTTGTCTCAAGGTGCTATCACTGTAGCCCTCTCTAGTACCACCAACTTCTAAGACAAATAAGTAGCCATTGAGATACTTAACGACTGCATAAGAGGTCTCATCTTTACCTCTACCTGATGGGTCAACTGCCATTACTGTACCTGTGTACTCAAAGACTTCATTAGAGCGTCCCTGAGGCTCATAAAAGTAGTCGCCCTTAAGAGCTACGCAAGGCAAGTCATTAATGCGGAGTTGTCGGTCATTACTCCAGTACCACTTGAGATTAGCTTCATCAAGCGACAAGTTAGCAATCATCAAGTCCTGTACTTTCAATGGGTACTTCTCTTGGTCGCTTAGGTTAGTGTTAAGCATAAACTGTAGTGCAAAGCCAGCTTTACCATAAGACAATCTACGCTTATAAATTTCTTCCTCATCAAATCGTCTAGGATCTGTAGGCTTCCCAGCGTAGAGTTCAGGGTTATTGTCGTACTTGTCAGCTATAATCTTCGCTAAGCGGTCTCCATAGAACTCTCTCTCAGATAAGCTCTCAGGATACAATACAGTCCATATGCGACAACGATAACCACGCTGTTGCAACTCATTGTATAAGCTCATTTCGTTCTGAGGAGTACCTAGATATACGATTTGTCCCTTAGGTTTAATGATAGCGTCAAACTCCTTAACAGCTTCATTGAGCTTGTCTCGTTGTGTCTGAGTGCCACTATTGTTAGCTACTTCAACGTCATCGGCAATCAATAAGTCTGCACGGCTACCTGTCAACTGTCCTGAAATACCTACTGACTTAATACTAGGAGAAATATCAGGAACAGCAGGACCGACATCAAATAAGTTCTGTTGATCTCGTTGGTCTGGTCTAGCCTTTAGATGAGCTAGGAATGGTAGTGTATAGATAATACGTTTGATAAAGATAGCGTTAGCGTCTGCTCGGTCTTTAGAGGCGGAGACAATCTCTACTTTCTTCTGAGGGTCTCTCCATAGTGTCCATACAGCATATGCACAAGTGATAAATGACTTAGCTACACCACGGAACCCCTCAATGATAAAGCGGTCATTAGGTAAGTTCTGCAATGTATGAGCTATGTCGTATTGTATGGGTGTAGGGTCAGGTAGACTAATCATCTTCCATACCATGTATATGAATACCCTAAAGTCCTCTTTGGCTTTCGCTATCTGTTCTTCAGTCCACTCCATTAGTGATCACCATAGTGCTCGTCCATGAGTGTCGGAGGGTCAAACACTGGAATTTCATGTGTCTCTCTCTTTACTTCAATAGCAAGTTCAGGAGTGGTCTCCAATTTATTGTCTCGTAAGAACCTACGGACTTTCTCTAGGAATGATGGGTTAAGTCTTGTTTCAGGGTCTTGCAAGCCCTCAAGTAGTGCGTCTACTTCAAGCTCTGCTAATTGGTCTAAAATCTCAGGTTTAATATTCATTTATTCTCCTTTCTTTCGTGTAGCATTAAGGTCTAGCTTGTTTACCTTTACAACTCCTTTAGGTGTCTTTCCCATTCTGTAGTCCCATAAAGGACAATCTTCTACAGTGCAGTTGTCTACTTCTTTAGTGTCGTTACAGCAACAATCTAAACATTTTGCTCTGATAGCTTTCATTTGAGTTCTAATTACTTTCGCCATATGTTCTCCTTAGTGTTCTAATTCATGCTCAAATATAATCTCTGTACGCTTTGCATTGATGAGCATTACAATGCTGTGGTGTGCAGGTGCTTTACTATCCTCACCATCTTCACTAATAAACTTGATACGTTTAGTTGGTACATAGATAGCTATATTAGTTTTCTTATAGAGTGCATGACGCTTTACACCGCCTAGGCTTTCTATAGGTATCACTAATACGCATGGTTTACCGCTCTCGATACAGCGTTCAATAATCTCATCTTTATTGCTGTACGGAGGGTTAGTGATTAGATAGTCGTATTCATAATCTTTTGTTAGCCAATCGTTTATTCCATAGATGGCTTGTGGATCATAATCTTTGGTTATGACTTTATAGAAATTGCTTTTTTTTTGTGTCGAATGGTAGACAAATATGGTCGCCTTTTTTAGGTGGGAATACTTTAAGCATTGTCTTAACTGTTTCCAGTGGTGTGTACCATTCATCTGTCTTGCTCCCTTTAATTAGTGCTTGTCTCAATATGCCTCCTTAGGAATATAAAAAAGCCCCCTACGGAATATCCATAGAGGGCTATTGGTTAGAACCAACCAGTAGCGGTTAGTGTTGTTCTTTTCGTATGTTCTTTTTGACTATAAAGGTCAGCCTTAAGGTCTACGTCAAACTTAGGTGTTTGGTAAGACAATCTAGCTCCTGCTGTAATTGCTTTACCATTGTTAAAGTCTGTCTCGACATAAATGCCTTTCTTAAAGCGTGGCTGTTCAGGTACAGTTAAGTCCAGTACTGCTTCGTGTACTTCAGTTACGACTAGCTTACCATTGTCTAGCTTATGTTCTTCCTTTACGTTATCTGTAGCAATTTCATGTCGCTTACCATTGACATTGACTACAATAGGCTCCTGCTTAGTTGTGAATTGTACATCGGTATCTTCACGCACTCCTGTAATTGGATCTACAGTCTTTGGTAGATACTCAAAGGTAGTCGTTTGTTTTCTCTCATGCTCTACATGGATAGGAGCCTTTGGTGTGTATGTAGGCTCTACAGGAGCTTCATGAGTATTAAATTTATAAGCAAGGAACGCTACAACTACGACAAAGATAAGAGGTATAATAATCTTCAGCCAGTTCTTAATCGTGTGCTTGTTCGGAGTTCCAATCATTAATGTATTCCCTCACTCTCTGTCTAATTTGCCAACCTAAACCATACAAGTCCCATCTCATGTCTGGGTCGTCATCATGTAAACCATAGCCATCAAAGTCAGCTACTTCAGCATGTGTCCATACGTTACCTTCAGGGTAAATACCAATCTCTACGCATAGTTTAGCTACAACTTTAGCCATCATATCTAATTGATCTTGTGTAGGTGGCTCAGAGCCATAATCAATGTCTCCAGTATCAGCATTTATAGATGCCTTATAGCAACAGCATAAAGTAATACCAATAGCTCTACTATTACGTCTCCATGTGTGAGCTTTTAAGTCCATAAAGCTGTCCATATCAGTATACATAGTTCCATTAGCGTCAATATTTAGGTGATAGCTTCCAAAGGGCTGTCCATAATGACCGCCTGTCCAGTGCAAGTAGATTTTGTCGATTGCTCCTCTAGCAGGGACTGTGTAGTCCGACAACTCTTCAAATTTAATTTCTCTCATCAGTTCTCCTTTCGATTTCTGTAGATACTTTCTTAGGTAGTTCAGTCATCTTGTCGCCATCTACTCTGTAGTTCACTCCAATCTTACTCAAGCCTGCTTCCAGTACCCTGTCAAATAATTGACTGCGTTCATATCCTGCTTCTTTAAGGTTCTCTGCAATACTAAATAGTTCTGCGAAGATTACACCTACATATAACAAAAGAGATACAATTTTACCGATGTGGAAGCCTTGTATCTCATATTGAGGGAACAGCAGGTATATAAATACTGCTAAGAATATGACTGTGGAATAAGAGACAAATTTAATCATAATATTCCATTTGTATTTTTTACTTTCTAAATAGCCAGTCTCCCACGCTCGGAAGAAAATAGCTCTGAATAGGTTCATCACTGTAGGGTTATATTCCTTGTCTTTACAGTAGCGAATAGCAATAGCTGTCCACTTTGTGAGAGTGTCGATAAAGACAATGATGATTACAAGAAGGAGTGCTAGAAGAGCGTCTCCTAGCACTTGAGAAGGTATTAACAATATATGCTCCTTTCGTTATGTTATTTAAGTTCTTTACCACCATACAAGCGTACAGTACCATTAAGGGAAGTCTGTACACGACCCCAAGATCTCCAACGTGGGTCTCCGTAAACTCTATAGTATATTTCGCCATTGTTAGTGTAGAAATACTGTTCAATGAATTTACCATTACCATAGTTTACGACTTTAAGGAAGCCGTCAGGAATGGTTACACCCCATGGTGCTTGTGAAGGTGCGTTAGCTCCGCCTGCTACTTTAATTTGGTATACTCCAGTGTTAGTGAATGTATTCCAGTCAGTAGCTGTAGAGACAACTGTGAAGTGTGCCTGTGGTTCTGTAGTTCCACCACCGCCACCTGTAGGTATCTCAGATTTCTTCGCATAGGTAGTCTCAGCGTCTGCTTTAGACAAATAAGTAGTACTTGCTTCAGATTTAGGTAAAAGTGTAGATAAGCTAGTAGTATCAGCTTTACTATTTACTTTTGTCTCTAACTCTGTGAGCTTACTTTCAGTTGTCGTTTTGTCAGCTTTAGTGTCTACCTGAGTTTTAACCTGATTTATCTTACCTTCTAATTCTGTCTTAGCTTCAGCTACTTTAGTGTTCACTGTCTCAGCTGTTAAGATATTTCTAAGGTCTTTCTCTGTAGCTACTCTGTAGGTTTGATTATCGGTTCTATCAAAGTACTCAAAAGTCTTACCTACGAAGAGTGTCCGTGTATCAGCCATACCAATCTCAAGGTTATCCTTGTTAGTGATACGGAATACATGGTGAGAGCCACCCTTGCTATCTTTAGCTTGCAAAGAGATATTATTAGGAAGAATAAGAGCTCCTGTTAAGCTACCACCTGATAACTGTAGATAGCGTGCGTCAGCTTGAGTTTGATTAAAGGCGGTGCCTATGGAATTCCTAATCTCAGTTAGTTTAGTGTCGACTTCAGATTTAAGATAAGCGTCCTTAGCAGTCAAAATGTTATAAATTCGACCATCGGATCTATCGTAGTTTTCTAAAGTTTTACCGACAAAGATTGTGCGTGTGTCCGCCATGCCAATCTCAAGGTTATTACCATTGGTAATTCTGAATACATGGTGAGCACTGCCTTTGCTATCTTTAGCTTGTACAGATATACCATTAGGAAGGATAATAGCTCCACCTACTTCACCACCTGCTTTAGGGAAGTATGCTTCATCTGCTTTAGCCTTACTCAAGATTGTCTCGCCAATATCAAGCTCGTTCAATACTCTAGTAGTCTTATTCTTAGTTCTGTCGTATACCTCAAGAGTCTTACCGACAAAGATAAGTCTAGTATCAGCCATGCCAATCTCGAAGTTATCCTTATCAGTGATACGGAATAAGTGGTGAGCACTACCTTTAGTATCTTTAGCTTGGAAGGAGATATTGTTGGCTAAGATAGGTGCTCCAGTTAGGTTACCACCAGTTGTCTTTAAGAAGCTCGCTTCAAGCTGTTGAGTAGCTAAGGAATTCTCAAAGCTCTTAGATGGGTTTCCTATATAGATTTCTACTTTATGCTTCTTGTTAGGTTGCATAATGAGTACTGCGAAGTAGAACTTGCCTTTGCGGTAAGCAATATCTTCTATCTCATACTTAGGGTTAAACTCAATGATTTGTTTTAAGTGTCCGAATGGTGTGATTTCTACAAGGCTTCCTAGTGTAGCCGACATGACTGCACCATTGAGCATTAGAGCACCATTGTTGTTAAAGTCGTTATATTCGTAGTCTATACGATATGACTTATAGAGCTTAAAGCTTTCTCCATATAGGTTTACATCACGAAGTCTTTGGCTTCCTGATACTGGAACTATAGAAGCATAAGTCCGTGTTATAGGATCATACGCAAGGTTGAATACACGCTCATTAAGAGTGATACTATTTTCAATCTGCATAGTATTAGCATTGAGCACGACAATATTATTTGAGTATGCTTTACCATTTGTAAGATAGATTTTATCTGTATGTTTGTTATAGGCAAGCGTATTGCAGTGCCCTAAGCGTTCCTCTGCGAACTCATATTTGCCTACTCGTTGCATTGTCTCAGCGTTAATCTCATAGATGTGCTGTACAGTACTATCGCTGTTGATACAGGCAATGACAAATACATCTTTCTTGTCGTTATATGTAAAGCCCTGTACTTGGTTGACTGGCTCGTCATATTGGAAGTCAGCTAGTTTAGCAATGTTGTTAGCCCCTTGTAGCATTGGTGTCTCATTAGGATAAAATGGTTTGACATAAGTATATGTCCCATAGTCCATTACATCAGCTACACTATCGAAGCTCATGTGCTCTTGGATAACATAGTTACCCTTAGGAATTAGTAAGATTTTACCGCTAAGATTATCATTAGCTTTCTTAAAGGCTTTGGTATCATCTGTTACACCATCGCCTACAGCTCCAAACAGTTTTACTGAGACAATACTTTTTGACAACTCAGATAGAGAAGCATTTTCTGCAATGAATTTCTCCTTAAGTTCTTTTGTCTCATCTCGTATAAATTTTGTTTGTTGAGCCGTATCTAAAAGTTCTTCTGTAAGATGAGCTGTTTGTGTCTGTTGTAGATTTAAGTCCCTAGCAGTCATAATAGAGCTATCTTTCCAGTCAACTAAAGGAATAGTTGTAGTATCCCTATAGATATACAAAGGTTTTACCTCTGTAGGAGTTACGACAAATTCCACTGTGCGTCCATTCACTGTGTAGTCCTTATCGTACTCTAATAGCTTCCCATCGACTTCTACCTTAACAAAGTCTCTTGCAAGGTAGTCGAAGCCGAAGTTATAGCTACGCTGTCCCACTACGGTCTTAGTGGTAAGTCGTGGTATCATGTATTATTGTCCTTTCATTTGTCGATATTCGTTGTATAAATTAGCTAACTCATCGTCGCTTAAGTCATCTGCATTACGTCCTTTAAGTGCCTCAGGTTTTTCTGCATTGAGCCCCTCGGTCAACTCTTTACGCTTCTTAGGATCTTTAAGGAGTTCCTGAATTGATGGTTGATGTACTTGAGGCTGTGGTTTAGGTTGAGGTTGAGTTTGTTGCTGTACTTGAGGTTTAGCTACTGTAATACGTCTAGCGTTCTCCTCTTCAACTCGTTTAAAGTCTTGTTGCTCCTTATGAGCCATATCAGCTATACCTGTAAGGAATATTTGGATAGGTAAGTAGCGGTCAAGAGGATAAACAGCAGTTAAAGCATTTTGTCCTTTACCATTCTTTTGATTATCTTCAAGTGCTCCAATAGCTTCTAAGCCAGTGCGTGCACCATTGAATAATCTTATAGCACTCCCTAATACTGCGAATTGCTTAGCTCTGTCAGCTATGCTATCAATCAGTTGTCCATCTTCAGTCCACTCAGGGCGGTCTACAGTAGTTCTAGCTGTGCTCCCTCGTCCGAAGATAAGTGAGCGTGCGTCGTCCCCAAAGGATAAAGGAGACAAAATAGAGCTTCTTGTCAAGCCAGCTGTGATGATATTGTCAGCTGTAAAGGTTTTGTCTAGGAACTTTTGTTTACGCTTTTCATCATTACCATACATATACTCTGCTTGAGCTCTCATACGGATAGCCCATAGCATACCGCCTGAAAGAATGGTAGCAAGTGTTTGGATAGTGTCCTCTCTTTGCCAGTGCTCCATAGCTCGCATTAGGTGGCTATTGAGTGCCATTCGTGAAAAGGCTTTAAACTGCATAAGAATTGGTAAGATGTGTCCAGTCAATCTTGTATTATCTGCACTAAAGTGAGGCTGTAAGATTGCGTCCATAGAGTGCTTATCAAGAAAAGCATGGAATTTGATATAACTCATATTGTCATTCTTTTGCCATTCTCTTAGGCTCTTGCGTAGAGCTGTAGGATCGTTATGGTCTAAGTCCGACAAATAGTGTTTTACTGTAGCTTTAAACTCAGGTATATTGTCTATACCTACACGCTTAAATGCTCGTTCACTAAAGAGGTTCTTTCTGAAAGTGCTTGAGAATTCATCATTAGCCCAGTCAATCATGTCAGGTACTAAGTCTGCTTTAATTGATTGAATACTATGATTAGTGATTTGCTGTACTTGGGACAAAGTAGAAGTCAATCTAGCCCCTACGCTTATGCCATCATGTGTAGCTCCTAGAGCCTCCATATGTAAGCCTGCAATGTTATTCTCTAAGTAGTTTCTGTCGGTTACTATAGGGTCAAACCAGTTGCTTTCCGACATATAAGTACCAATCTCCATCTTTCTAAAGTCTGCTAATTGCTTAGCTGTAACAAACTTAGAATGCTTCAAGTCATGAATAAAGTCGTGTAAGCGTGGAATGAAATGAGTGAAAGCTCTAGCACCTACTTTAGATACAGCTCCTGCGTGTTCTGCAAGTGCTGACAAACCGAAGTTCATACCATTCATTGCATAAGAAGCGTCTAATAGTACTTTCTGTAGTCTATCCATAGCTTGCTCAGGTTTAGGAATTACGTCCTCAAATATGCGTGCACCAGTGATATGATGAAAAGCTCTATGGAAGTCCTCATAGCTTAGCTGTGCCTCTTTGTCGCTAACATAGCCTAGCTGTACGGCTTGCTCTAGTTCGTTCTTGATTTTTGTATCAAAGCGATGTGCTAGTGCTCCGACATCATCTACACCAGTAACCTGCTTGATTGCTATTGCACCACTTGAGCGATTAGAGACATAATTCATATGGTTCATGATATTAGTATCTCTTAGGTCTGTATCAAAACTAAAGAGGTCATTAAGTGCTTTCTCAGTCGTGCCACCGCTTAACTTAAGAGGTACTGTCAAACCAGTGTTCATTGGTAAGCGTCGTTTAAAGTAAGCAAGCCTTTTGTCGCCCTTAACGTCTTTCATTTCGCCATCATCAAAGGTATGCTGTCCAGCTCTCATGATGTGATCTGCGTAGGCTTCTGCTTCAGTTCTTAAGTCAATGCCCTCGTCTAGTCTATCTCTGTCTACAGCTCTCTCAATGTAGTGCACTAAGAAGTTTCTCTTAGCTTCCTCATTAACGAACTTCTCCGACAATAAATTTAATTTGTCTTTAGATACTCGTCTGTACAGCTCAGGGCTTCCATCGAAGTCCTCACTGACAAGTCCTGATTGCTTAAGGTTCTTTAAGTCCCACTCACGGAAGTCCTTAACGTGTTCTACAGCATTATTGATGGTTTCTCCATAGTGAGATATGTCTTTTCCATCTCTGTACTTTTCATGGTAAGCCTTGCTGACTACCTCATTAAATTCTTCCTTAGCGTGCTTAGGTGTAAACCATTGACGTCTAGGACGCTCAAAGTACCATTTCTTAAAGTCGTCCTCAAATACTGCCATCTTGATTTTGTAGTCTTTCTGTACGACTTTCTTAGCAAGTTCTATAGGAATGCCTAAGTTATTCATGCGGTCTCTAGGGTCAAGTAGCATTGTCTTAGCGAAGTGTCTCATGGTATCTGATGGGCTATTCGCTAGGTGTCCATAAGTAGTGCCAAAGACTTTGTTAAGTTCTGCTTTTTGTTTGAGTGCTCCTTTATTACCTAGAGCCCCTTGAGTTTCCATCATTACTTTTTCAGGACTAGATACACCACCTTGTCCCATATATAAGTAATCGTCCTCAGGCTTAATTTCAGTCTTAATGAGTGCCTGTGCAGGCTTATCTGAGTGTCCAGTTGCTTCTAAAGGTATTTCATCGTCAGGCTTAAGTCCTACGTCTATAGAGCTCTCAGGAAGCTCAGGAACGTGTGAGACAAAGCCCTCGTCCATAAATGGTATTTCTTCATCATCTGCTAGTGGTATGTAGAAGTGGTTATCCTCTGCATTGACTGCATTAGCAATAACTGAGGTGTCCGACAAATCTACATCATTGACTGATACTGAGCCATCATTATGCTTAGTGATGTAAGGTCTTGATGTATAGTCGTAAGTTTTCTCTAGTCGTCCATAGTAGTCCTTAAGACTTGCATAGTCCTTAAGTTTAGACTTGAGTTCGCTATTAGACATTCCGTAGAAGTCTCTAGCTTCTTTCCACTCATTACTTGTCTTATGGTGCAATAAGTGTTCAGCCCATTCACCTTTATTGGTGTATCCTTTGTCTTTCACAAAGTCAGCTTCACTAATCTTAGGTAAGATAATCTCATCTGCAACTTTAGTAGGTGCTTTAGGAACAGCTAAGTCAGAAGCCTGCATTAATGCCTGTTCTGTCTCAGCTTCTATTTGTCGTCCTAATCTATCCATTGCTGGTGTAGCACCTACAGCTGTCTTATGGTCTCCTCCTACAGAATGAAAATAGCGTGCTCCTGCCCCCATACCAGCACCGAATAGAAATGCTGTAGAGTAGTCAGGGGTATAACCACCATACTGTTGAGCGACATATTGGTCTCCCATGTTGATTAAGCCATTGGCTAACCCAAGCTCAGCCATTTGGAATACTTTATTAGCTCCTAGGTTGGCTAGTGTTCGTGTGCCTAAGCGTGCTATCATTTTACCGATGAGTGCTTCTTGACCTACTGCTGGTATAAAGTTAAGAGGGTCTGCGACT